ATGGCGAAAATTTCTATCAAACGGCGTAATGAGTACGAGTGTGCTGACGGGACGGCTGCTCTCTATGCCGTAATTTGTATCGAGCGTGAGAAAATCAGGATTCCCCTTGGCATTTCGGTGCTGAAATCTGATTGGGATCCCGTAACTGAACGAGTCAAGGGGCGCACCAGGACTGCGGAAGATAAAAACCTGATAATATCCGACACGAAGGCAAAAATCTCCAATATCTTTGTCTGTGCACGGCTGTCTGGTGAAAGATTGACTAAGGCACGTTTTTTAGCTCTCTACAGACGCCCGGGCGACACCATGAACTTCAACATCTTTGCTGCCCGGCATCTTGACGAACTCCGGAGCGCGATGCAGTACGAGACCATCCGGCATCACAATAGTGCCCTCAAGAAGCTTAAGGAGTATGATCCTGACCTTCAGATCAGCGACATCACTCCTGAATGGCTCCGGGTTTATGCCGCCTATCTGCGTGATGAACATCACAACAATCCCGGTACGATACGAAAAAACATGAGCATCATACGAATGCACTACTATGCGGCAATGAGGGCAGGGAAGGTGAAGGGGAATCCTTTCGAGGTCTATCGGCTTCCGCTCGCCGACCCTCAGGTAGTGTATCTCACGGAGGAGGAACTGGGGCGGCTTACAGCTCTCTACAGTTCAGGCGCTCTTGCCGACAACGAGCAGGACGCATTGCGCTTCTTCCTGTTCATGACCTTCACCGCCATGCATATCTCCGACGCCCGGGCGCTACAGATTGAGCAGATATTCAACGGCGAAATCCACTACCGGCGTGTGAAGACCCATACGAGGGTGAGCATTCCGCTATCAAAACCGGCGGCGCAGCTGGTGGAGTACTACAGGGAGGGGAGAACACGCGGCAACCTGTTCCGCAGCCTTCCTACCGACCAGGCATTCAACCGACTTATAAAGAGAATCTGCCGACGGGTGGAAATTAGCAAATCGGTAAGTGCAAAAACAGGGCGGCATACGTTTGCCACCCTGTATTACAAAAAGAACTCCGGCGATCTCGGCACTCTTTCTAAGTTGCTTGGGCATACTTCGGTCACGACTACCATGATTTACGCCCATATCATGAAGGATAGCCGGTTTGCCGGAGTATCGGCGTTCGACGATATGCTATGACAGCGCGGCAATAGCCGAGCGGTAAGCCTCGAAGTCAATCTCCGGTCTGGGATTTTCACCATAGCGGAGCTCGAGGTCTGCCTCGATGTCCGCCACGACTTTTTCCGGGTCGGGGATACCGAAATAGCGCATTTCGGAATATGCCGTCATGCCGGTATCAACTTCCTGCATTTCTTCCGCAGATTCTTCGGCAGGCGCGGTGACTTGTTTAGCGCCGCGCCTGCGTTTCCTGTTCATGTTTTCGTCCTTAGGAACCTTCGTCTTTATAGGTTCGAGATCCCAGCGGACTATGTAACCCGTTCCGTTTACCGTGTTGAATTTTTCTACTGGCGCGGGAGTTCCCGCGCTGAATACTCTTATTGTCATTTTGTTATACGTTATTTATTTTTACTTTAGTCATAAAAGACCGATAAAAGAAGAGGATAACAATTAGATTCATAGCCGAACCCCAAATTGTAATCATTGTGGAAATCATAAAGACCACCACCATAGCTAGTGCTCGAAGCTACAGCCTCATATTTATCAACTTTTGGGAAAATGTTGAAACTGAGAGAATAACCATCTCCAAGCCATCGATTTTCATCCATTAATCCTCCCAAAGCCTGTATATTAGAAAGATTAAGTTTTAATAAATATAATTGACCAATAGAAGGTAAGAATTTCCTTTCACTGTCTATCGCATCCATTCTATCGATATAATGTAAGGCCCTGGGTTCATTGCAAAAGTCCAATAATTTGAACGAATTCTCATTTCCGTCAAGGTCCGTAATGGCGGATTCTCTGTTGTAAGTCGTAATTGTCGGTACATTAAAAGGCCAATCCATATCGCTTATACCGTTTGATCTATTGACATTCCTATAATCCCGTGTAATAACGAACGAAGATCCTACTGTACTTACTAAAATACCCCTCGAATAAATCAAGTCTACATATTCACCTTTTGTTTTATCGATAGCCCATTCTAAGAATTTAGTGTCATGGATACTGCCTTCGCCATCTCCGACATCGTCTGAAAAATATGGAACATAATAATCCTTGGTATAGTCTCCGTTACTCACTAATACACGTCCATACGCCCAGACTCCGACAGGGAAATTGTATAAATTAACGCTTCTACTTTCTTGAGTAGCCATGAATACTAATTGAAATGAAGCGCCGAGGCCTTCCGATTGTGAGAATACAGCATATCTGAAGCCATGGGGCACGTCGAATTCAGCTTCCCCATTCTCGTTACAGATTAGCTGCTGACGAGGAACGGACACAGCGGGGAATCCTTTGACATTAAATATGTCGAGGCAGACAGTAGCTCCGGGAATCGGACCACCTCTATACCCTAAATCGCCCTTAACCTTTATCGTGACGTGTTCAACGGGTATTTCGCCTATAATGCTTTTCACGTAGTCGACGATATTCACAGCGCCGGAGGCGTCGGGGGTAAGAGTTTCGCCGTTGACTTTCACGCCGGTTATGTTTCCCTTTCCACCGGTATCCTCCCAAGCGTCGGCGTTTTCCCACTGCGAAAGATCCGAACCGGCGAAACGCTTTGTTTCCCACTTGCCGGAGCTGAGCCGGTATGTGATCCAGCGACCGAGGGCGCGGTGTACTTCCGGGACCGCTGCCACGGCGGTTGCAAATGTGTAGGAGCCGCTTTCGGGAGGAACGAGCTCGGAGACGTTGATGATGTTTCCGGCGCCTTTCTGCTCCACCTTAACCCAGTCATCCCAGTCCACGGTGTTGCCGCTGTGGCTCCTGACGTAGGAACCGCGGCGGAACGACAGGTCAGTGGGGCCGAAAAGATACTGGGTTGCAACGCCCTTTGTTGCGGTTCCGCCGATTGATCCGGCTGCTGTCTGCTTGCGCACTATCAGGACATTCCCCGGATTGCCGGCGATATTGAGGTAATAGATTCCGTCGGCGATTATGCCGTCTACGTCATCCACGCTCTCAACGTTGATTGCCGTACCGAGGTCGCCATAGCCTTTGTTGAGATAGTCGAACACACGTGCCACCATCTCATTAGTGACGCTTTCCGGAACGTCGGCGTTCCAGATATCGTCAATAAGACCGTCGATAAACTGTTTAGTTGTTGTGTCTGCCATTGTCAGAAAATATTAAATGAATTGTTTTCCAAACTGTTTTGAGAATACCCGGGGCTTTACGCCTTCCGTGCCGTCTACGATATCCTGCATGATGTTGATCTCCGAGTCGGCTACAGTCAGTTTCAGGGTGAATTTTTCAGGCGTCAGCGGACGCACCCGGTAGGTAAAGTCATCGACGGAAGGGATGACCTTTACCGGCAGCGGCATGAGGTCGAGGATATAGACCTCCTCGCTCGCTATCATATCCATGAGAAACCCTACTTCGTCCGGACGTTTCACTCCGGTCTCCACTGAAAGCGACTGGCGGCGCTTTACTCGCTCCCTTTCGTCATAAAAATCGCCGGTGACGGTATCGAGTCGATTGAAAGTGGAGTCTTCGGCATCGTCATACTCCGGAACGACTGAAAGTTCTCCTGTAATCTCGATGATCTCGAATACCCCGAGAGAATTGCGGAACTTCAGGCGGTAGCGCTCCTTCGAGTTTTCAGCCCGTTCCACCACTATGCAGCACGAATTAGTCCCTCCGCGGTAAATCTGAAAAACACTTGGCATGATGCCGTGCTGCTCTATGAAATGTTGCCGGAGCGAGTCGACGTTGAGTGTCCATACTCCCGTGTCGAGATCAGAAAACGTCAGCTTAGTTCCGGTAACCGTTTCCACTACAGAAATCTGTTCCGGCGCCTGGTTTATAAGGAAATAGAGCGGATACAGCTCCGTTTCCTTCATAATTATGCGCCATCCGGCGGTGCGGGTAGTGAGAAAAAAATTTACCTTTGGGTTAAGATATCGGGTGTCGAATGCATCTTTACCGAGATTAACAAAACGGCGGAAATTCTGCTTCGAGACGCCTCCCGGTATTGCCAGGAATGAGCATTCGCTGGCATAGCTGCCGTATTCAGCACGGACGGAAACCGAGTAATCCGACAGTTCACCGCTGTCGCAGACAGCCACCAGTGGACTTGTATTTCCGGCGTGTGGTTCCTGAAAATTCTCTATGTTTGCATCGATGATTTCCGCGATATCGATATTGAGAGGAGGGAAAAACATGCCCTCGTAGACGTCGGTCCCGGCAATCATGACCGTGAGTCTGCCTCCCCGCCGGTCAAAAGCGTCGCCGGGGAAATTTTCGCGGATAATAACCGGATTCCGCGAGAAAGTAAATCCGCTCGTTGAGTTCTGAACTCTCATATCAGCCTGCAGTTAGCGTTATAAAGGCAATGCCGCCGCTGAAACCAGCTTCAGCCCCGTGCTGCGCCAGAAATTCATCCCGTTCGATGCCCGGGGTTGTCAAAAAGACATAGAAATCCGAAAGCGTCCCCGTGTGGTTACGCTTCCACAATCCGTAGAACACCTCTATCTCCGCCACCTGCGGAGCTGAAACAATATTGTTGCTTTCCATATTGCAAATTTGCGAGTAACACCATGAAGGCGAAAGGACTAATCATGTACCCATACAGGCGCGATAACGACGGAATAATCCACGATAACCTCCGCCTGTTCAATTGGTAGCTCGTCGAGCTCATAGTCGTCGTGAGCGCCGTCGGTACTCATATCGTGAATTTCGTAAATATCGTAGACCAGGCGAGTCTTATACTTGCGGGTGAGCTTTGTGTGTATGTCGGTCGGTTCCGGTAGCGTGGGGTCAGTATCCCAGGTCGGCAGGACTCTTGACATCGACACGAAAACGGCGCTTTCAGCTCCGACATACCAGTAGTCGCCTTCGGTTCCGTGCGGATAGTAGCCGTAAGAATCGATAAAATTCTGCGCCGCTTTATACCGGGCATCGTAATTGTTGAGACCCGAGTTATAATTTTCGGTGAGCAGGCGCCACTCCAGGTGCCGGGTGCCGGCGGCGAAAACCGGTATGTTCTGCTCCTTTACGATGTCGTAGTTTCCTTGTGGCTGGAGAGTCCGGAGCTTCATGTCGACGGAGATGTATTTTCCCGATGGCAAAGAATAGCTCATGGAATCAATCAGACAGCGTATGCCTTTGAAACGTAAAACATCAATAACGTTGATTATCGGCAGCGTCAGCCGGTTGATGCGGGTGTTTACCTCCACTGTCCGGTTGCCGTGACGGAGTATCTCGTCGAAATCCGCCCAGAACCTTGCAAACAGCCCGTCCCTGAACTGAAACAGCAGTGAAAGCGTAGGCTTAGAACCGTCGTCAAGTGTTACGGGCAGTCCGTCGTCGCCTTCCGGATTGAGGCGTCCTATGGTTTTGTTGTCCCGTGTGTAGGCAAACATGAAGGATAGGGGAGTGGTGTCGCCGGATTTGTCAGTTTCCTCGCTCCCTTTTATGTAAGTGTGATAATGGCGCGCGCCGAAGAGATACGCCGGACATTTGTCGTTGAACGAGTGACCCGTGCCTGTGCCGACCGTGTTGACCCTTACGACGGGAACAAACTCATCGTTGCTCGACAGCTCGAATGCGGTATAGCCATCCGGCTGAGGATCCCAGTTGAAGAAGCCCGATGAAGAAGCCCGGACCTTGCCGTTGGTGGCATCGAGACGATACCACGTGCCGGTTACGAATTCACGGGCGAGAAAAGATGTGTTTGCCGTATTAGACGGAGTTTCCGAGGCTGGGTCAGCCGCACTCCTTTGGGCGGCAAGTTCCGGTCCGTCATCGGAATCCGGAGAATCCATGTCAGGGTCATCGCCCGGATCATAATCCTCCCATGGATCATAATAGTCGAATGCCACGTCGCCGTCCCATTTCGGCTCTGCAGCCGTTCCCTTGTTCTGCCATTCGCTCACGTGGATGCCGAGCCGGACGGAACCCATGTCCAGTCCGCGGGAGAAGTCCTCGAACCGTTCGTGGCTTGGAGCCGCTCCCTCTATCGAGGTGGCTGCTGACAGCTTCACATACTGTCTCTCACTGTAGGTAATCTTTTCCGGACCTGTAGCAAGGGCGCTAATATCGCGGGACCCGCGGCTGTTGATTATATCCCTTATAAGCTCGAGCCGGACAGTTCCGTTGTTATGGTCGATATTGTAGACCAGACCGAAACGAACCCATAGAGCATTCATAAACTCCTCGACAGTACAGTCGGGCATAAGGTCGGAATATTTTATTTCGGCACGGCATGTCGAGTCGGCTGCGTTGTTGAGTACCACCAGGCGCGCGAGCTCGATGTCGGTTTTGAAAGGGTTCTCGATAATCTCTACGCCGAAATCATTGAAAATTAGCTCGAGTACACGCCATACCCTCAGAAACGGAGTGACCATATATCCGGTGGGAATGGTGACGTCTGTCATCACCCCGTCGATAAGCCGTTTAACCGACGTAGGCTGCTCCAGCCCGCGGTCTCCTGTGAGGTTGAGAACCTCCCAGTAAGTTTTCATATCTTTGTCGGTCCCGGAACTCTCATTGTTGACCGCAAGCGGAAACACGGCGAAATCCTGAGTCTTTGGATTTGCGAACTTGTAAATGTTGTGAAGCTCGTCGAGAAGCCATTCCATAGGTTCTCCCGCCTGCTGATCCTGCGGGCGGTATACCGGAAGGTTATCCAGTTCCGACAGTTTCCTGCTTCTCCATTTGGAATATGCCGTTGAGTTATCGAAACCGATATTAAAGGTTATACCCTCACGTTTTCCGGCCTCCGTTATGTTCATTATGCCGGAGCGCGTATACGGACCATCGGAAACCACAGCCTTGCGTTCAGGAAGATTCGGGTCTGTGTCCGTGTCGATTCGGAATGGAGCCTTCAGCAGCCGGCAATTGCGGCGTGTAGCCGGCACTGTTGCAGGTATTGACTGGCTGCCCCTGTCGTTGAAAATAGGATTGGAGTCCTCGATCGCGATTGAGAACCCGGCGGGAAGGTCGAGAGCCTCTCCTTCTGTCTTTATTGTAACCATGGTTAAATATTACTTACTGCGTGTGAACGGCGCACGGGCGCGCTTCATCGTATTTTCGGCGTTTTCGATATCCTTGTAGACCACGTAGGCGCGGAGGTTCTTCAGGGCTGCCCTGAGTTCCCTGACAGAAGCCGACAGTTCTGAAAAGTCGGGAGGCGGCGTCTGAACCGTGAATCCACCGTCGGCATACCCGGTCATAGAGGCTGTCTGTGCCGGAACCCCGGAGCCGAGGAGCTTATTACGGCGGATCGCCTCGATAGTACCCACGGCGTCTACAACGCGGGGGTTATCCATTATAGGCTTCGGCACGACATACTCGCCGCGATGGACGACACCAGCAACCTCATAACGGTTTCCGTCACCGGTGTAGCCGCCTTCGGCGTAACCCGACAGCACACGCTCCGCCTTAGCCGGAGCCGTTGACGAGCTGCCGGAGGTATTGCCCGGCTGCATATTCTTGATTTTGTCGCGTTCCGCCTTAGCGCTCGCAACCTGAGCAAGACCGGTAGCCGTGAGCATTGCGGCGGCAAAAGAACCGGCAATAGGTCCGAGATCGGCATATGCCTTCATGATCGAAACCGCCGTGTCGGCTATAATCTGAGATACCTTCACGGCGAAATTCACGTCGGCATATTTCTTCTGGATTTCGAGCTTCTTATTTTCCTTTTCCTCCTCAAGAGCTGCGGTGTCCTCACCGTTGTTTTTTGCCTGCTGTATCAGCACGTCGTATTTCGCGTCGCTCGAGGCGATTTCGGCATCCTGAATAGCTGAGAACATGCTGCCGGAAAGGTTCGAGTAATAATCGAAATATTTTTTGGCATTGTTTACTCCCAGCTGGAGCTTCTTTTTCTGGTAATCCTTCTCCTTTATGAGGCCTTGCTGATGGTAATTGTCGAGCTGCTGGAGCTCGCGGTTATACTCGTCAGCCCATGTCAGACCGGTATGCTCCTGAATCTGCCACAACTGCTCCTGATACTGGTAATTAAGGGCGGCAATCCGGCGCTGCTTCTCCCGTTCGAGGGCGACAACGGCATCCGAGTTCTCTCCGGCATCAGCAATAAGTCCCTCATAATACTGCGTAAGGGAGGCGCGCTGGCGGTCGAATCCGGCTTTTATTCCATCTGCGCTTGTTGAATCAGTCATTGCCTCGCGCATCATTTCGGAGAATTTGCCGGTATCAGTCAAAATCAGGCTCTGAGCCTTCGATATTTCCGTTCCAATCTGATTGAGCAGGTTCTTTTTCTCTTCGGCGCCGTAATGATCGGAGGCTGCAACGCTATCGTAGTACCGCTGCAATTCCTTCAGCTGATCTGTGTGGAACTGGCGGTCGAGGTCGAGCTGATAAACTTTGGCTGCCTCCTCGAGGTCTGAGTCAGCGATGACAGATGCTCGGATTATATCGGACTGCTCGCGGTAGAATGCCTCTGTGGCTGTCAAGCGCTCCTGGTGTGCGGTAGACTCCTGCTTCGCCATAGCCTTGTCGATTTCCTGCCGGGCGGTTTCTGACTGCTGTGCAAGTTTATTCTGCTCGGCATTGATTGTGTCGAGAGTTTTCCGGTGAGTGCTCGACGTGCGCTGCCGTAGATTTTCAAGAGCAGTTGAGAGTTCGGAGCAGTAACGGATAAGCTCACGGTTTTTGGCGATAGTTTTCTCTGTTTCGGAGATATCCGACTTGTTAATCTCGAGCAGCCGGCGCTGATGAGCGTCATCGACCGGAGCGGAAACCTCGTCGAGAGAGTCTGTTCCATACGTGCCCGGTTCGCGTTTTTTTCTGCCTTTGCCCGAGAGATCCCGCTTTTCCTGCTGAAGCAGTGCGATGCGCTTCTGAATCCGCTCCAGTTCCTCGTCTGACTGAGGGTCAATTTTGCGGAGGCGCTTCAGTTCGGTGTTGATCTCCTTAAGGCGAGAAACGGTTTCGGAAGCTTTAGCGTTAGTCTTGTCGAGTGTTTTATCAACCGTATTTTCATCGGCCGAGGTCTCAGGTGGCGTAATTATTCCTTCCGCGATTGCCTTTTCCATTCGTGTCTTGAACGCCTGAAAATCTTTCTCTGCCTGATTCCATGTTTCCCTTGTCTGATCAAGTGCCTTTCTGGCCTTATCCTTTTCGCTTGACTGCCAAACGAATGTTTTTTTATCTGAGGCATCATGAACCTTGAGCTGCGCCTCGTCGTAAGCGTCGCGGGCTTCTTCAGCGGCGGCGGCGAGTTCGTTCATTTTGGATTCATTCGCCTTGTAACGCATCTCTTTCTCCAGAGACATAAGATAAGAGTCGAGGGCTTTTTTGGAGGCAGTATATTTCCCGGTCGTCTCGTCTATTTTTGCATTATACCCCGGAATAATCCTGTTAAGTTCTGCGACTGCCTTCTTTCTGCGTTTCAGCGACAAATTTTCATTTTCGGCAACCATTGTCAGGGCTTCGATTTTACCCTTCTGTTCGCCGTACTGTTTTGAAGCCTCACGTGATGCTTCCGACCAGGCGTCGGTTTTTTCTGTTGCATCATCCACCACCGAACTATAACCGATTACGGCTGCCGTGGCTGCTGCAATCAGCGTGATGACCAGGAATATGGGATTGGCATTCAGGGAGGCATTGAATGCCCACTGCTTTATCGTTGCGAACGTGAGTCCCTTTGCCTCTGAAGCGAGCGCCGCGATTTTAGCAACGACACCCTTCACAAAGGTTCTTACAGCCGTAGAGCAGGCGAGTGTAGCCAGTTTATACCCGATTAAAGCGACGACAACAGCGTTAATAAATCCACGTCCCACTTTTGTCTGGGTAAACAGGTCGGTGAACCAGCGTACGAGCTGACCCACTGCAACAATCAGCACGCCAGCCGCTTTTGCTGCAACCGACAGAACGGTTCCGGTAGCGCTCAGCGCGTCGATAAACGAGCCAATCCAGTTCACCACGGCGGTAGCCCATTCGTAGAGGGTTTTCAGAGCCTCACGGAAATCAAAGAACTTCAGTATGAGACCTTCTACTGCCGATTCCAGTCCAGCCCATGAACCGGCGGCGTTGTCCGCCATGGTCTGAGCCATCAGGTTGAAATCACCGGTACAGTCTGTTATCGAGTCGCGTAGCTCGAGAATACTGTCGGCGCCGTTCAGGAAGGTGGAGAAAGCCGCTACGCTTCGTTTGTCGGTAAGATCGAGAGCTTTCGCAAGGTCGACACCCTCGCCGTTGAGTTTCTGCAGACCTGCCACGAGACCGTCGAGACTTGTGACTGGGCCTCCGAGAGCCTTTGCGAGGTCGCCGTTAGCGTCGGCGAGATTAAGGAGGATGTTTCGTGTGGCGGTAGCAGCGCTTGAGGCGTCGAAACCGGCATTGGAGAGCTGACCCAGCAGGGCGGTAGTCTCCTCCAGAGAAAACCCGAAGGCATGAGCCACCGGTCCGACAGTGGAGAGTGACGACTGCAGCTTGCTGAAATCGAGTGCACTCTTTGTGGTAGCCACGGCGAACGACGCCATCACGCTCTCAGCCTCGTCGGCGTCCTTGTTGAACATACGCATGGCGGCTCCGGCGAAAGCGGCAGCGCTCGAAAGGTCGGTATCTACCGCTTTGGCGAATTTCAGAGTGGATGGCGTGAGCTTCTCGATGACGTCCTGGGAAAAACCGAGCTTCGCCAGCTCCGTCTGCAGACCCGTAACCTGAGAGGCGGTCGCGGTGGTTGTGCGTCCCAGAAACTTTGCCTGCTCCGTGAGCTTCGAGACTCCGCTGATGTCAGTTCCGAGTACCGCCGCAAGTTTCGAGTTCGACCGTTCGAAATCCTGGATCGTCGTGGTCAGGTTTTTGAAAGCACCTACCACTTGAGATGTTATCATCGTCCCGATGGCGAGGAATGCTCCCTGTACCATCTGGGCGATGCTCGGCAGCGACTTTAACCGGTCCCACAGCGACCGTGTCGGTTCCTCCGCAAGCCGGAGGGCTTCCTGATAGCGGCGGATTTCACTCTCTGTCTTCTTCCATTCATCCGGATGGAGCGATTTTGAAGTCTTATTGAGTTCACCCGTGAGCCTTTTGATCTCCTTTTTAAGCTCGGCGGCGCTTTTTCGGGAGATATCTATTTTCTCTCCCTCCTTCTCGATAAGACGCTGGTTCTGCCGAATCTCGCGTGAATTGGCTTCGATAGCCTCGTTCAGGCGCTTTATTTCCGCCGAATGGTCGCCTTCGGTCTCGGCGAGGCGAGCCTTTTCCCGGCGATATTCCTGATTCTGGTCCCGGAGCTCCCTGGTAGCCTTGGCCAGTCGGTGAATCTCCTCTTCCGCCTTTGTGGCGCGCAGATCGAGTTCAAATCTGAGATTGTCGTTGTCCAGTTTAGCCATTACATGGTAGGTAATTTGTTTCAGGCAAAATTACCCACCCGTTATCAGGCGATGAAGGACATTCAGCTTTTCAGGATATTCTTAGCGATTCCATAACCAATGCCCATCATAAACCCATCTTTTGCGGCTTTCCTCAGGCTTCCGGAGGAACCGCCGGAACTGAAACCGTCATCATCATCGCTTCCGTCATCATCATCTTCTTCGTCGTCATACTCGTCGTAATCCCTTGGGTCGAACTGATCCCAGTCCGGCGCTTCGCGGTCATACAGCGGGTCAGTGTCCCTGCTGTACGTAGAGCCATCCTTCATTCTTATGGAATAAATCTCCGGATTTTTGACTGCGTGATCCATAAGATCCTTATACCATGCTCGAAACACCTCCCAGTTCTGGAGCTCCCACTGAGGGTAGTTGCGGAAAATGTCGTTGAATTCATTCAGAGCAGCCTTGATGCCTCCGGGGTGTCCATGCCGCATGATGAAAAGCATATGGTTTTTGACCTTTTCCGGATCAGATTCAAGAGTGACGCATAGGTCGATTCCATTGTCCAGGCGCCATTTGATTCCTATGATGACAAAAATGATAAAAATGGTCAGGATTGTTCCCAGAAACGAAATAACTATATAATCGAATTCGATATGTCCGAAGAACGCATAGAAGCACCCCAGCCATATTGCAAAAATTCCGGCAAAAATCAGGTAATCCTTAAGATTCGTTTTCATCGCTCGATTCCTTTCATTAATAAATCCGTTATTAGCTGCGACGTGGAAATTTTCCGGCATTCCGCCTCGTCGCGTATCATCGACAGCAGCCATGGCGGCAGCGTTACCGAGATTTTAGTTCTCGGCACGTCGTCGAATGCCTTACGTCCGGCGCCGTCGCGGGCACCACCGCTTCCTATTCCTCCCATAAGGGTAAAATTTTGGTTTCTACAAAGATAAACAATATTTTGAATATAGGCGATATATTCAAATAAAAATAAATACGGTTAGAGAATAAAACCACCCCTGGAACAGGGTGCCGGGAGCGGTTCCGGTCAGGTCAGAATGATGCCACTGGCACGTCATTGGCAGGATCATCGGCGTCGGGCGGCGTGGAGAGCGTGAGGATATCGCGCCAGATCATCTGGAGAATCCGGATACGTGCGATTGTTCTGCTGTCGGTCTCGCCGTCAATGGCGGAAAGGTCGAGGATAACAGAGCGGGTAATCTCGTCGAGAGTCTTTAGATATGATTCAGTAAGATCGCGGTCGTTCTGGAGATTGTCGAGCACTTCGACAACGGCATCAGTAATCTGAGCTCCGGCTGCTTCTATTCTCATCCTTCACCTCCTTCCCCGCTGATGGTGATGTTTATCGAGCCGCCTTCAAGGTGAATCTCGAAAGTGTTCCCGGTAAGTGATACTGTGATTTTGTCCTGGACTCCGCAGATGTTGTCGGCGAGTTCGGCCAAAAGTGCGCGGAGTTTCTTCGACGATACCCGGCGCGATTGATTTTTGTTGTTCATACTGTTTTAGTTTGGCATTAAAGACAGAGAAACGGCTGTCATATCCCGTCGCCAAACTAAAACAGTATAACGCTCCGAAGAACGAATAATGTAAGGATATAACAGCCGTTTATGGCTTATTTATGGGCATAAAAATTGCCCGAATAAATTTGTTCGAGCCTATAACCGTGACTCTTCGGTAGCATATAAATACTATTTTAATTTGGCACTCCAAAGGTACAAAATAAATTCGGAACCACAAAAAAATCCCCCGAAAATATTTCGGAGGATTGAGGTCTAAAGACTTTGTTTAGTGTCCAATTAAACAGAGAGCGCGACCAATTCTTTGCCAAGTCGGTTGAGAGCACCAATTATTTTTTCGGCTTGCTTCGGCCGGGGTTTTGAGCGTCCGGCAGCATAGTGCCACAGCTGACGCTGATTAATTCCTGTAATACATTGCAGTGCTGCAAGCGAGAATATATTCTGATAGTGATTAAGCAGACTCTGCACGTCAAATCTGTAATTAATAACTACATCTTTTTCCGCAAGGATTGAGGGGAAATCGATGCCATCGGCCTGACAGCACTCCACATAAAAATCAATGCTTTCGCGTACATACTGCTCAAAGCCGTCAAAATCGCCATCGTATGCGACAACCCAGCCAGGAATAATGTCGCAGGAGGCGCTATATCCCGACGGAGTCTTAGATGTATTGATAGTCAGTGTCTGCATATATAGTATAACAATTAATCTGATAAAACAGCGCAGGCGCGATGCCCGCGCTGTTGTTCCGCTTAAAGAGAAGGTATTAAAATGAAAGGAAGGAAAAGGGAGATTGTCTCCCTTTTCCTCAATCAGAACTTTATGCCTGACTGTTTCTGCACACTGTCGAGTTCTTTGCCGTAGATGTCTGACGATGGTTTTCCGTTGAGAGTTACCGTGCCGGACTTCGTAGGGTGCTGTAACTGGCGGTGGCTACCTTTCTGCCTGACGATTATCCAACCGTCGGCAAGCAGAGCCTTAAGCACTGCTGAGGTTTTTAATACTTTCATGTCAATGTTCTCTTTAATTGGACAATGCAAAGATAGTAATTTTACTATTATTCTCCAAATTTTAATAAAACTATTTTCAAAAAATCCCCGCCGAAAATCGAAAATCGACGGGGAAAATGCAACAAGCCGAATGCAAACAATCAAGGTTCCTCAGTAAGCTCCTCCGCGGATACCATTTTTTTACGCTGATTGCGCCATGCCTGGACTGTAAGCACAACGAAGGAGAATACGAGCGCCCAGATCGATTCGAGTCCTAAAGCGGCGAGGATAGCCACGAATGAGGCGACTTTGCCCCAGAGCCACCAAAGGAATGCGACACCCGGGGCGAGCAGGATAGCGCCGCGAAGGATAGCGGCAACGATAACTGTAATCTTTTTCATTTTCAGGAATATGTATTAGGGTTGATAACATTCTTTAATTACTGCAGTGGTGAAACTGCGGAGCCACGAGCCATACTCGTAGCGGATGTCCTGGAGCGTCTCCCTGTAAAGTATTCCCCAGATGGGACGGTTGTAGATACGGTAGTTGCCCAGGCGTTTCATATCGAGGAAACGTATGTAGGCAGGATATTTCGCGGAAGCCGACAGCGATGATCCTCCGCCATCGAGGAGCAGTGTCGGTGATTCGAGAGCCTGCTGCAGCCTTCCGGAGCGGCTGCGCTTGGTTCCGTCGGTTCTGTAAGCCTGTTTTCCGTAGATCTTATTCGCGGCGATATGACGTTGCTCCTCGAAAATCTTTCGGAATCCGCGGCGTATGTGTTCAGCGAAGTATTTCGCGATTTTGTCGGGGTTATCGGGAGAGACATTCATAATCTGTAAGTAGTGGTGTTGAACGCGATGGACCATCCGGCGAACGTCCCGTAAAGCTCTGTTTCAGGAGCTGTCTCAATGGATGAGACATCTATGGGAAACGGAGTGCAGGGAAAACGCAGATCGTCGAGCAGACATTCCTTTATCGCCTCGGCTACCGGCTGGGTCTGCTCCAGGAGACTGAACGACGATTCCCGGGAAGGGTTGTACTTCTTCATGACGAAGATCACGCACTTATTATCTTCCCGGTATGCGTCCGGATTTTTTGCGGAGGAGTCAGCCAGCGGCGGGAAGATGAAGAGCGTGAGCGAGCCGACGGGGAGCGCAAGTATCTTCTTGCCGATTTCTTTGTCGATGGTTACCGGGAGAACGCCTGTGATGGCGTCGATGCGCTGTGCCACACTCTCCCAGTATTCGCGAAACTGTGTCAGGTTTATCATGATATGCCAAAATAATGATCAGCCTCGGCGGTACGGCGTTTTACCAGGCCGGCGAGCGGTTTAAGAATTCCGTTAACCCTTGCGTTGACGTGCTTCATGAACTCGGCACGGATAGCAGGATTATTCGGATCGGCATTCACCATTCTGACGAGTGTCGGTGCCTTCTTCGGGAGAGAACCGATATTGTAAGACAGCGATACCAGAGCTTCGAACTGGCATCCGGAGAGCCTCACACCGGCGAATACAGGTTCAACAGTGGAGGCGAAACGCCTGATATCACAGTCGAAAAGCGAGTCGGCTTCCGCCTGTGAAATTATTTTGCCCGGAGTGACATCGGAACCGGTGTGACCGTAGCCTATTGTCAGCACTCCGGCGGGGCAACGGTATGCCTTGAGGCGGCAGCCCTCCCACGCTTTAATCATGCCTTTAATTTTCTGCGATAATTCCATGATTTATAATTGTTTGAATATGGATTCCTAAATAAGCCGATTAAATACCGCCTATTTTGACTTGCTGTAGCGCTTTTCGTGCAGATATTCGAATTTACATTTATACAGGTAAATAAGAATCTCCCACATATCGGTATTTCCGACCTCCCGGACATTGCCGAACAATCCGGCGGTTGCAACCTCGAAAGTTATACCCGTCCAGCCTGTCTTGTCGTCCGGGCGAGAGCTGCCCGAACCCTTGAAGATGATCCGAAAGTCGATTTTCTTCCCGTTAATATCAATCGGCCCGGCCATGAGCGCCTTCCATACCGAGGCGAGGAGTGTCGGTGCATGAAAAGCAAGAAGATCCGGCACGGTTTCTTCCTCCGGAATATGATACAGAATGCGGGCGATATGAGCGTAACCTTCGGCCACACCCTCGTCATCAGCCGAGGCCAAAGCCTCGAATACCGTCAGACACTCCGTGAACTCGCCGAACGTAACGCCCTCCAGCCAGTCGCCGGGGCCGTTATAGCCTCTGTAAGAAGGGAGGAGATTCGCGGGCGTGGTAAAATCCAGCGTAACGCGGTTGTCGGTCTCGATGAAATAGCCGTCGATCACTCCGATCTGCGCCTCCAGCTCTGCGGCGTGTTCAGCCTTCAGGATAGTGAAATCAGCCCTGCCAAGGCCCACGAGATACGAGAACCAGCGAACGCGGAAATAATCGAGGTCAATCGCCCCGCCTCCGAGAGCGAAAGCGAGGAAACAGTAGTATTCGTATTGCTTCGGCGATAATTCTCCGACGGTTGTCGGAATTTCGACCGAGCGCCCGCGTGTCGTGATTGATTCCATTAAAACGTCATTCCTTTGCTATGAACGATTGGCCCGGAAATATAGGCTTCGACCTTAGTTCCGGCGGCACTCATCTCTGCCACGAGCTGCTGAAGGCGATTGAGACACCGTGTCGCGTCAGCTCCGAGTGAGGCGGCCACGGCTGCGCGGGCCGACTGTTCTGCCTTAAGGCGAGATTTCACCGGCTGAGACTGCTGAACCTGCACAATGCCCTCCGGGATGACTTCTACAGGAAGGCGCTCCACCGCCTTTTTTATCGAAAGCAACGCCACGGCGCGGGCGGCCGGTTCCTTCAGTATGCCCGAAATCTCCTTGTCTCCATGAAGGATGGCGTTGAGATATTTTGTACTGAGAACCGGAGCCACGTCGGCGCCCTGAACCTCGCGTATGATGGGAAGCAGGGTAACGAACAGCCGGTGTGAGCCGATATTATAATATTCGTCGAATTCCTCCTTACTGCGGATAAGAAGTCCCTCGCGCTGGCGGTACTTTCTCGATTCAGTCCAGAACGGAAAAGCACCACGGTCGAGAGCCTCCACGAGCGCGTCCGTCACCTCGTATGCCAGCCGGGTAATGTTCTCCTCGTCCTTGAACTCCTGAAGAGCTGTAAGTCCTTTTTCGTTTTCGCCGAGGCGTCGGGAGCGGCCTCCCTCGTCGTGCTGCGCGTCAAGCGTAGGGATAATCTTCAGCCAGGCAAAGAAGGCCACGGCCTGCTTCAGATAGCCGAGCGCGATCGTCGCCGAGGCCGGAAACTCCTCGTCGGGTTGCTCTCCGTTTTCGTAGAATCGCGCAAGTGCCTCGACCGGTTCCGATCCGACGATAGCCACGACATCGCGGATTCCGAGCGGCAGAACCGGCTCCCACTTGTCGAAATCTATCCCGTTAGAGATAAGGCCGACGGCTGCAACAATTTCAGCGCTGCCGTTGCCGTCGCGGTTAAACAGTTTCATCGCGTTTTAATTTATATGGTTCCCAGCCGTCAAAATCTTTATTGAACGACTGGATATTATCAAAAATTTCCTCTTTATAGAACCGTGCCAGCGGTGAGTCGACAGTGATAACGGCGCACTCCGAACGCGGATTCGTGTTGACGTTGGCGCTCCCCTCGATAGCGAAATCGAACGATTCGCCGAAACCGGCAATAACCTTGGAGTGATTACGGAAAATCGCCACACGTCCGCCGAACTCTTTCACCAGCTCCGACAGCATCAGGTAGATGGGAGCGTATGAAGCTTGAAAAATCTCGCCGACGTAGAAATCAATTCTTCCGAGATCGCCATGGTGTATCCACTTGGCTATCTCCTCGACATCAGTCGCCGCCATACACCATGTAGACAACAGCGCATATTCAACGCGCTGTTGCTTTAAGATAACCCGTAAATAGGTAAGGGCGTCAACGTCGCCGAACGAAAAACAGTGGTAGGCAGTACCCGGCTCGAAATGCCACGGAAGGGTTTCCTCCAGAGCAAGCTCCGATTTTATACGGCGCTCCACATAGCGCCCGCGGGTGCGCTGGCAGCTGACGGACCGTTCCTTGTTAGGATCGTCGGGGCGTTCCTTGCCTTCATCCCTGCTGCGCTGCGGCTGCTCAATATCACCGAATAGGTTACGCATTGGCTTTCACTCGGTTTTCCGGGTTGACATTTTTTTCAGCCTCCACAACTGTACGGTATAGCCCGATTTTTATGTCGGTGCCGGGATGGTTGGTGTCGATAAACTGTTGGAACGGCTTGCATAGAATCATGTCGGCTACGGAGGTCTCAGTAGCGTTGTACACCTTCAGGGCATAGAGCTTTTCGGAACCTGAGCCGAGTTTAGTATCAAGTATGAGGTTGGAAAGCGACGGATCGAGGCCGAACCCGGAGGTCGCGGCGGCTTCCGCCTTCTTACAGATAGCCACCTGAGCATCGATATAGTCCTTAACCTTGTTGTCTATCGGCGTGATTTTCCAGCCCTCGAAGTTATTAGCCTCCGGATTCCAGAAGTTCGAGGTATGGAAGAATTTGCCCGCGTTCTCTTTACCGGACATTGCAGCCGCAAAACGTTCCATCGCCGCGTCCTTGAACTCCTCGAGCATCTTTGGAGAATACTCCAGCCCCCTCTGCAGGCAGAGATTCTTGATGATTTCCTCCTGGCGATCCCAGTATGATTGCGGAGATTCAATATGTTTCGATATCGCAGAGGCATTCTCATTATATGTAGCGAGCAGCGGTGCCAGTGTGCCGGCGAGCTCGAGCCAGTCGAATGCACCTATGAAGCGGGGAACGCTGTAATTTTCGTGATTATAGCTGTAAATGTTGTAGTACGCGAGTGAAACCGGGTGTTTCAGCGGCTCGCGGGAGTCGAACAGCGGGTAAACGTGCGACGTCTTAGGATCAGCCATGGGCCAGTCGGCAACCATGGCTTCGACAGGTGTGACATTGTCGCCCGCCCAGACGAAACGAACCTTACCCGCCGGAACGTGTTCGACCTTCGCGATACGTCCGGCGCCGATACGTCGCCCGCGTGTGAGGGTGAATTTAACCCAGAATCCCTCCAGATGGCAGAGATCTATCAGGCAGCGGTGCATCTGAGTGAGGTAGTCTGTTGATTTCAGATCGGCAGTAATTGTCTCGTCGACAGTCCACTGTCTGTAAAAGATATTCGAACCTTCCTCCACCGCGTCGCGGTACAGCCGTGGGCCTTCGCCCCACTGCAGACCGGCTTTCTTGCCCATGATTCCTTCTCCGGCATAAAATTTTTCGAGGAGCTGACACACGCGCCCCGGCATATCATTGTCGGCACCGAAAGGAATAATCGGCACGCCGTTGACGTTCATATACTTGTAGCCGAAAGAGCTGTATGATCCCCGGAGCATGTATGTAGACGGTTCCCAGCCGCGCTGACGTCTGGAATTCAGACTGAAAGTATAAATTTCGCCAGTTCCGTTATCGACAAAACCAAAATTTCCGCTTCTGCGTATCATCGTAGAGAAAGTTAAAGCTTTAGTTTAACACCGTACGGTGCCCGTTGAACTCGATTATCAGGGGCTGCCAGCACACACGGGCGAGGCCCGTCTCGGTGTCTGTGAAATATAATTTATAGCTCGAATACTCAATTTTTTCATCTGACGCCTTCGGGCGGATCCGGGCGGCGTTTACCGTAACGACGTCACCCCCGGAGCGTGTAGCCCTGTTCCATTTCCGGAACTTGAAGGAGAACACGCCACCGGCGAGGCTTATACGCTTCATCTGCTCAATAGCCTCGTAAACGTCTATTTGAGTCGCTGTCTTATCCACGGCCATAAGTGATCGCCTATTATTACAAACAGCACATAAAAGATACCCAGCAACAGGAGACTGGAGCCGATAAGCGTTTCTAAAGGAATTGAGGGGTTAATCTCCTCCTCAGTTTCTTCCGTTTCCTTGTTGATGGAATCCACTGAGCCGGAACTGTCGGAACTGCCAGACGAGCTGCGTAGCTTGAATAGGTCTTTGGAGTCGAGGCGGCTTTCGCCATAGCCTTTAAAGTCGAAATTTCGAACCCAATAGATAAGGATCGGGCGGCCGGAGGAGTCCCTCCGGATGTCGATATGACCAGACTCCCTGGTACTACCTTGACTTCCTTCCCGTTGATGAATATTGCTACTTCCTTCGCCTGAAACACTGTCGTAGGTTTCGTGGGATTCATACTCACGGTGTTCCGCTGTCGCTGTTTCCTGAACCAAACTACGAGATCCGCGACACCCTCCAGCAAGAACGCAAACGAGAGCGCAAACAAAAAGCAGCTTCCAATCTGAGAAAGCGCGCGATTGATTGAAAAAACGATATTTTCCATTATTTTCCATCGTACCTGACCGTAAATCATTGTTCCGGAACTGCGGCAAGCCCCTCAATCTGCCTTTTGACGTCGTTCTTGAATTTGTCGAGTTCGTTGGCATAATGAAGGGAGATACCAAGAAGAGACGCTACGAATATGCAAATACTGCCGAAAGCAGTGAGTACTGAACCGTGAATCTCGCCCTCTGGGGGAATGAAGAGTCCGATAAAGAGCAGGGTTATACCCGAGAGCATCGTTATGACAGCCAGAGTATAGACTATCATCTCCTTGAAGGTCAGTTTGTCGAATTCCTGTTTTAAGTGTTTCATCGCATTGCACTGTGATTGATTACAAAGCAAAGTTCTTCATTAGCTCGCGCGTGGCGAAGGACAAAGAGAGCGCCCGCTTCACAACGAGCGCTCACGGTTAACCCATTAATAATTGATAGCCTACAATAATCTTAAACATCAACTCTGACTTTATCTCAAGTCAGTTTTTACCTGTTATTTGTCGGAATCTGCTTCGGCTATGGTATGGGTTTGATTGAGATCAACTCTCTTATGCAACATCTTAATATCCGAAATTGAGTCCTCGAGCGAACTGTCAATTGACTGCGCCTTGGTAAAGAAGTCGTCATCAGGCTCGATGCCGGCGAATTTGGCGTACTCTATTGCATCGATTAATATTTCCTCACCCGCACGGAGCGTGTCGGCTGCACGTTCGAGCGCCAGGGCTGTTTTTTCCATGTAGGTAGGTTCCTTTGGATTATAGCTGTCAGGATCTATGGCGATGATAGCATCGAGTTGATCGATGACAGGCTCGAGAGAACCGTTGATATCATGAAGTTCTTCGGCGACGCTGTTGTATTTCTCTCCCGCTTTACTGGCATGCCTGATGGCCTCGGAGATAACTTCCGCCGTCTGATTGATCCGTTTCCAGGCTTCCGTCACGTCGTAGATCATTTCGCGGGGTTCATCAAGCTCTGTCGGATAGTTTGAATCCGAAATATCGTCATCCTCGAACATTCTGTCGACGCGCTCTGCAATGTCTGCAGGTGATTCCGGATCAAAATCGCGACCGACTGTCGATCCTGCAATGGCGGCGAGGTCGGAGATTACGTCATCGAGAGCCCGGAGGGTATGGATGGATTCGGTGTCGCTCATGCCGATTTCATCGCCCTGATGGAGCACGTATGTCTTCAGTCGGCTGAGTGTTTCCCGATAGTAGTCGAAAGTACCGTTTTTATGTTGTAGAGCTTCTATAGCCTTTATGGCTTCAGCGGAGAGATTGATATTGTTTTGCATGTTGTTAATTAAATTGATTGTTTTACATTGAAAGATTTACATTTTGAGTCCGAGCCTGTCATGGCGAACGCTCCGTGATGTTAAGCGCATGGCCCTCGGTGTGAAACCGGCGAGGAATGTTATACCGCCGTAGCCGATAATAAAATCGCTGTCGATACACACGCCAACCCAGCAAATCAGGGCCGCGACAGCGGTTACAAAGATACTGAAATTTTCCGAAGTAAGGTAAATAATACCTTTAATCAGGAGTTTTTTCACTCTCGGCTGGCGCACGGTGGCCGGTGCCGGTAAGGTCGTAATTGCTTTCATTGTTGGTGCAGTTTGAAAAGTTTGACGTTTTAAATACGACACAAAAAAGGCGACTACCTTCTCCGTGTCGTCAAACTGCACCGGAAACCGACGAAAGGTCGAGTTACTTGTGTTGGAGTAAGGCAGCCGCCTGTTGATTTCGTATGTTGCTAACGGGCATAAAAAATGCCCGAAAGATTTCGAGCCGTTTCAGACTCGACCCGGAGTAGCCTCCGATACAGTTTGACAGTGGCAAATATCGGGAGAAAATCGTGAACAAAAAAAAAAAAAATAGTTAATAATTGTTATTAAGAAATCGAAACGAAACAAAAACGCCGAAACCCCTAGGCTCCGGCGCATATAAGTCCGTATTTGTAATCGAAGTGAAGGCTATTCAATCACCCATGTAGGATCTGTCAGTTCCTTAACTCTTTCCGGCGCGTGGTCATAAATATAATTCATTTCCTCGTCAGTTAGACCAGTTGGTGTATTGAACACAATTTCAATCATCACAAAAGGATCGTCATCAATACCTTCTTTATCTGTAATTCTCGCATAGGATAAATATTTAAGCGCCTGAGAAACATCAAATGATTTTTCTCTCGGAATATAACCGATATGAACATCGTCCAAAATAACCTTGACAGCATTGCTATCGTATTCGTTTTCCGGTTCGGCAATCAGAGTGACAAATTCATCATCATCAGCATATCGAAGCGCATCAAGAGCTTTTTCCCCGCGGTAGTAGATACCAACGACTCGGCAGGAAATAGTACCGTAAGTCATGGTGTTGGCTTTTTCGATAAGGCTGTCGATTTTTGCTTCAATAGAAGCTGGCGTTTCCTTTCTGAAATAGAATACTGCTACTATCAAAATGATAATAGCGATTACAATTGCAATCGTCATGGCGTAAGTGTTTTGATTGGTTTTCGCCGGTTTTCGGGAGTTTGACAGCGCAAAAATACGTATTTTTTGGCGGTAATTGCGTAAAAATCTACCCTTACCGGGCAAAAAACGCAGTTTTCGGCATAAAATTTTGCTCTGAAAGCCATAAAACTCCATAAAATCAGCGCAATAAAGGAGCGATGAATCGAAAAAGCGATTTTCGACGCACTACTCCGACCGGCCCGCTCTGACGTCTGAAAGTATTTACCGGCACCCTTCGGGGGTGAAATGTGAGAAATCGGCTTTGTTACGCCTGTGAGGAGTCCACGCATTGAGGTAAAAAATCGCCCGGCGGCCTCGTCGGGTCGTCGGGCGGTAAGTATGTCCGGAGCGGTGGTAATTAACCGGTAATTAAGAGCTGAAACGTTCGGCCATCCATTGCTCGGCCAGAGCGTCGGCGCCGGGCGCGGAGGATCCGGCCACACTGATCGCCTTAATCCACTCGCGGCGCATAAGCAAATATTTGAAGGCGTCGGAAAAGTTCGTCGACAGGCGCGGCAGCTTCTTGATCTCCAGCTTTTCCGTCTTCTTCACCTTGGCAACAATTTTCACGGAGCCGCGGTATTTCACTACAGCCTTGGCGCCCTCGATACTACATATCATTTCGGGACAGTTCAGGGCGTCGACCAGCAGCGCGGGGAGGTTCTTGTTTTCCCCGCGCATAAACTCATGCATAAAGTCAAATTCAGCGTTCTGTCTGAGAATCGACTGTTTGCGCGATTTGAGTATGACAGTCCAGCCGGTACGGCGCCCGGTACCGTCCTTCTCGATAGCCTCCTTAATCTTGGTGGCGTAATCCTCTCCCTGTTTCTCGAAGTTATTGCCGGCGCGGTCATAGTAGAGGTTCAGCGTCTTGCATTGGTGCCGGGCAAAGAAGGCGAGGAACTGATCGGCCAGCTCTCGGAACCAGCCCGGCGGCAGCTCGTAAAAGTTTTTATGTACCCGGTAATATTGTCCGTCCTGTTGGCCGATAACGAAAGAGAGCATATTACCGAAGTCCATGCCGCCATCGATCGGGCGCGTCGGGTCGAGGAACCGGAGTTCATCGGAGGAGAAGGCAGCCACGCCGGATGCAGTGCCGTCGTAGTACTTATGTTTGTCGGAGAACAGAACATAAAAGCGGGCGTCGCGCCTCACACCTGGCCGCATACCGAGAACCGATTTAAGGAACTCGTGGAGTTCGAGAGCGCCGTTATACAGGCGTTTGGCATAATCGACCGTAAGAATATCAATATTTACGAAACTCGAAATATTCATAAAGAAGGTTTGCCCCTTGCGGAGCTTCAGCAGACCCTCCTCGTAGTAGTCGATTTTTTTCTCGAGACGGGCGATTTTCCTAACGTCCGGGGTGGCGGCCCGGTTCAGCTTCAGCAGCTTTATATTAAGCCGGTTCAACTCAGAGGCCGCCTGTACGATCTTAATAATCCGCTCCGGGTTCATTTCGGAGGCATAGCGGAAAAACCAGTCGTATTCGCCTTCTGTAACGTCCGGCATATCGGTGGTAATAGTAACGCCGCCGTACAGGTGGGAGCGCCCGTAAGTGATAGCGTCGCCGCGCAAGATCGGCATGACACGGGCCGCCTTAGCGTCTGAGGCATATTTCGTTTCATCGAACAGGAGGTGGGCCACGGATTTGCCCGCCAGCAAAGAAGGATTATCGAGAGAGCCGAGGAACAGAACCGACCCATTCCAGAAGGAGTAAACATGGCGATAATCATCTACAATAACGGAGCAGCGTCGGCGCCACTCCTCCGGGGGCCGTTTACCCTTTATGTAGTGAACGCCCTCGATCAGCCCGTTAAGTTTCCAGCCGTTCTGGACGGCGGGCATGATATTGTCGACGAGGTTAGAATATGTGTTCGCCACGATAGCCAGAGGAGCGCCCGGCATAAGGCGGACGCAGCGCTCCGAACGCCGGGCCAGAATAACGGTACTCTTAGCCACGCCACGGCCACCGATAGATACGAAATTCGTCGTATCTATCCAGTCGCAGAAAATCAGCGCGTCGGAGCCGAATTTAACCGGTACGTCGGGGGCCTCATTCTTCATCATCGCCAAAATCTTTTATATCCGAAACCATACGTTCGAGGAGGTTACGCTGTTTTATACCGGCGTCCTCCTTCACGCGGCGGCGCGAAATTTCCGGAATATCCGGAATCGAATCGATAAACGCCTCCAGCTCCTTGCGGTCGGCCTTCTGTGCGCCCATGCTTTCGGCGTCGGAAGTGTAGACAACCACGGGAGCGGCGTCGAGAAGTTCCTGTGGGATCTCGGCGCCCTGTTCCTCGTAGCAGCCACGCAATTTGGCCGCCTCGACGAAATAACTCTTAGCCTCCTTCAGTTTACCCATAGAGGCCGCCAGATTCCCCAGCTTATCGAGGCGCTCGGCGTATAGGTTAGCCCATGCACGGGGCCGGACGTCATCGACAGCGTAGAAAAAGTTCAGGGCGTCGGCATACACCCGGCGGGCCATCCAGTCTGAAAGACCGTAAACGTCCGATTTCAGAATCTTGATAATACCGGCCTTCGTAACGATACGATTGCCGCCGGGCAACATCATACGGGCATTAAGGCCCCGAACGACCTCCATAAGCTCGAAATAATCGCGTTCGGCGGGCGTAAGGCTATCGAGGTCGCCGGTCGACAATATCCGTTCAATCTGGTGCGAATCGACGGCCTCAAAATCAATCCGGGAGGGTTTACGAGGTAAATTCGTCATCGTCCATAAAACTAACAAGTTCGTTAAATCGGTTATTCGCCTGTAATGTCTGGAGCGCCTTAATCGCCTCGATATTTCCGGCCTTCGCCTGTTCGTGGAGCTTAGTCTGCGGCATGGCGCGGCCCGTGGCACGTCCGGCGGCCAGCAACAGAGCCACGTCGGAACCGGGAAACTCGGCCAGAGCGCAGAAGGCGGTGCGTCGATCGCGCGGCCACTCCATAGCGACGGCGATTTCTCTCGGCATGAAACCGACGGCGGCCAGCTTCATCACCTCCTCCTCCTCGGTTGCGGACAGAGGGAAAGCCGGTAACTCGGATTTATCTATTTCCGTACTCATTTTCGAGGCGCTTACAAGCGGTGAAATAATAACCCTCGTCCTGTTCCATTACCACGAAACGGCGCCCGGAGCGGACGGCGGCGACAGCGGTAGTGCCGGAACCTGCGAACGTGTCGAGAATCACGGCACCCGGAGCCGTGGCGTCCTCGATAAACTTTTGAATTAAGGCGACGGGCTTCTGTGTCGGGTGAACCTTAAGGCCGTCGGCTGATTTCGCGCCGCTGGCGAAACTTTTAACATCGGAAATAATATTCGTTCCGCCGATATTCGCGCCCTTACCGGCATGAAAAAGCACCAGTTCGTGAATAAAGGCGTAATGATTACCGGGGCCGCTCAACTTATCCCAAACGAGCATATTATGCGCCTTTAGAATCTTGTCGAACAGCGGGTAATAAAACGCATATCCGCGCCAGTCGCAGAAAAAGTAAATACAGGCTTCCGGGCGACATACGCGGCGGAACTCCTCGAATAAATCCCGGTAAAAAGGCCGACAGATCGATAGATCGCGGAAATTTCCCTTTTGCCCGTTGTGCGTCATGCCGAGAAAATAAGGGGGATCGGTAATAATACAGTCCACGGAGGCCGCCGGGAGCGTCTTAATCGCGTCGAGGCAGTCGCCGTTGTAAATCGTACCGTCGGGAAACTCCCGGAGGTCATTCGTCGAGATTTCGGAATCGGGATAAAGTAGCATTCAGCGTGTCGATTTTACGGTTAACAATAGATAGCTGGTACCCGGCTTCGGAGCGGTCGCACGGGTGGCAGCCGGAGCGAGAGAGGAACCGGATCCACTTTTCACGCCCTCGCTCCGCCGCCTCGATGGCTTCAGTTACTTTTTTTTTCGCCGGGCGACCTCGGCCTTCAATGCCTGTTTATAGGCAGACCAGTATTCGAGAGCGGCGGCGGCCTTCTCGTTTTCCTCGCCCTTGGCCTTCGCGTCGGCCACTTTCTTTTTATTCTTCGATTCCTGTACGCTTGCGCTCTGGAGCTTGCTAATCAGATCGACGTCCGAAAGCGCCGTAAGATCCTCGGCGGCCGGAGCCTCCCGGAACTTTGCTGCCTTGCCGAGAATAGTACCGTTTTCGCGATAATAATCGAGTTCTTCCCATATTTCGCGGTTTTTAAGGTATTCGGTAACGACCTTCTCGCAATCTGCGGCAGCGGTGGCGGAATCTTCATCGCCGAGCGCCTGAAGGCGGGCGTGTGCGGCCTTATACTCCCCGTATGCCGTGAACATATCGGCCACGAGAACCTTCAGCATGTCCGGACAGTCTGGCGAGTTCAGGAACGTATATTTTTCCCGGAAACGGATCATCTTGCGAACCGGTTCCGGGGCTTCGGCATAACGGGAGCGGGCATTTTCGAGTTTTTCGGTAAGTTCCTCGATCTTGTCCTCGTTTTCCTCCATTGCTGCGACACGCTCCTGAAATTCCGGACTAACCAGCTCGTCGACGGTTACACCGAACGAATCGGCGAGTTCAGACAAAACGGCCTCGTCGTCTTTCGGATCGTCGAGGATCACGGTCTTTATCGACTTTCCGGCGAGTTGTGCCGGAGCCGGGTTATGGCATACGGCCAGACGCGGGAGCCGGTCAAACTCGATTTCGGTCAGCCCTGCAAGCTTTCGGAGTTCGTCGAAAAGAATCTCACGTGTCGCCGTGGTATTGTCGATGGCAAACTGACGTTTCAGGCGCAAATTTACGCCGTAACGGTTATATAGCTCGACGCCCTCGAAGTAATCGCGGGGGCCGCTCAAATAGGCGGTAATTTCTTTGCTGCGCAAAGCGACAGGGTCGTTTACTTGTTTCTGTTCGGTAGTCATACGAATATCAAATTTATAGCACAAAGTTAAGCCCCGGTAATTACCGGGTGAAGGACATAAAAAGGAGACTCCGGAAGGTCGGTTACACCTTCGGAGTCTCCTGTCAGGCAGAAAAATCGGTGTCAGGCTGCCACGTAGCGGCTCTGCTCAATCCATACGATATTGCCGTCGCCGGCATCGAATGCGCGGAGAGTGATCTGCGAGCCTTCCGACGCAGTGAAGGTCTTGCCCCCGCGGAGCAGGATTTTCGAGGCGGTACTCGTCACGGTGGGTGAGGTACCCGCTACGCCGAGAATCGTGATGACGGCATTGTGGGCGCCACCGCTTATCTCGTCGATGGCGGCGGCTCCGCTCGTGAGCTGATACTGACCTTCGGAAACGAATTCGATTACCTTCGTGCCGGTTTCGACGGTCGAGACCGGTTCCTCGAGAGTAACGGTACCCTCGTAGATGAAAATATCGTCGCCTTTCGAGATCTGGGCGAAAGTCATTTCGTTGGTGTTGCTCTCGTTGTTGCCGGTATAGGAGGGCGTGAGCTTGCAGGGGTTGCAAATCGTACCGATAAGATCGGACGGTTTGCTGGAGCAATAGCGCACCACTACAATAAACTTGCGGTTGATGCTGTTCGCCTTGAACTCCCTGACTTCTTTCTCGTTGCCGGGATGCTCGAACTTGATCGAGGGCGTGAATCCGATTTTGTCGGTATCGCCGTCGGCAGCAGAGGTGATCTCGATTGTTCCGGGAGTCATATAGATGTTATAACCGTAACGACCCGGCTTCATGACGATGTTGTCGGCGATTACCACACCCTTCTCGTCGGGAGAGGGCATGAACGCGATATCATCGATGTCGATAAGAGTGAGCTGGTCGCGTGGTTTGATACCGGTACCGGGATTGCCGGAAGCGCGGAGAACGTCTTTCTTTATATACATAGCCTTTAACTGTTGAAGAGTAGAAATTTAAATGAAAGAGACGGAGGGCGGGAGCGGCTGCTGACGCCCTCCGTTGACAGAATTCGGAAGTTAGCCTCTGGCAACCTCGTAGAACTTGCCGTCCTCAGCCTTGACGAGCTTGATGAACTTGCCTGCCGAGAGGGTGATGTCTTCGGTCAGCACGAAGTTTCCGGAATTGGCAATCGTCGAGGCGTTGTCGGCACCGTTTCCGTGAATCGTGTAGACTACTCCTGTAACGGCATCGGTCAGATTGGTGATAGCCGTCGCTTTCGTATTCTCGCCGGTGATGAATACCGTCGCGCCCTGGACGCTGGGAGTTGTAGTGTCGTTGGGAATCTGATACGAATCAGCGGCAGCGGAAGCGCGCGCCACCTCGATGAACTTGCCGTCGGCACGTTTCATCAGCTTGATGACATCACCCTTTTTAGGCGACCAGTTTTCCGAGATAAGCTCGAATTTTCCGGTTTTGACAATCTGAACGCCGTTTTCACCGTCTGCGCCGCACTTGATTGCCACGACCTGACCGACCTTTGCGTTGGCGATATCGGTAATCGCGTATACAGAAGAGTTTGCGACTGTAACGATAGAGGTATGGAGAAGCGCCGAAGGATTGGCATCCTTGTTAGCTTCTATGAAATATGTGTCGGGGCGGTCGTAGTCGTTACACCATATGAGCTGACGGGAACCATCCATGTCGAGTCGGCTGGTATACTTCTTGCCGACTGCGGTAGCCTGAATCGATTCCTTCCAGTTGCTCCATACCTTAAGCGACCAGTCCTGCTGCTCGAGGGTGAAACGGAGCATTTCACCGGCGACGTGTCCGAATGTCTGGAAATTGCCGTCGATAGTCCAGAAGATACGGTGATGGTTGTCGGCGTTGGGAATAACTTCGATTTTTACAGAGGGGAACTCCTTCACGTAGTTGATACCGGCCTGATAGTCCTTGTTCTGGCCGTAGAGAGTCTCGTTGTACTTGTGATACCACGGGAGCATGAACGACGGAATATACAGAACGATTTTACCGGTATCGCGGAACACTGAAGGAATCATGCCGGTACCGAGGTAGAACACTTCGCCGATGTTGCCGGGTGTGATACGCGGCAGCTCGAAGGGCTTGATCTGGTAGACGGTTTTTCCGGAGCTTCCGCCGTTAGGCGTGAAGTCCACGTGGCCTTCCACACGCTTACGGATGTACTCGTAGATGCCGTCAGCAGCTTCCATGGCACGACCGGGCTTGTCGACCTCGGGATCCTTGCGCACACCATTGACGTAACGGAGCTCACGCTCGTTGTGGAGCGCCTTTGCGGTCTCGACCATAAGGTACTCGATGAACGAGAGCTTTACAGGCGACGAGCCCTCGCGGTTCAGGTAGCCGATCCAACTTTTTTCGATAGCTTTCAGGCTCTTGAACTTGTGGGCGAACATAACGTCGTACATACGGAGGGTTTCGTCGCCGATTTCGTATGTACCTTTCGTAACCTTGTCGAACTCGCTTTCGGAGGAGTTGTCCGGCTGCGAAAATTCACCGAGCCAGATATTCGCCAGGGTATCGAGGTCCTGGTGACCGTATTCGGTCGGGAAAAGCTTGGTTATGGTGGGAAGTTCAACGAGGTATGACTGGAGGCGGTCGCTCCAGCGGGTACGGTAGAATGCGCCGAGGTCGTCGCGGAGAGTCTGGTAGTCTACCGGGTTGTGAGAAGCGACAGCGAGCTCGATGCCGCGGGCTGCGAGCAGAGCGGCCCTTGCACGGCGGTTGTAGGGACGGTCAAGGGAGAAGTGTTCGCCGGGCATGCCGCCGAGCTGTTCGGTGTTGTCGAGGTCGAAAGCGACGGCAGGCACGCCGGAACCCGTGGCACCGGTAGCCGGATCGGTCTCGGGGATGGCTGAGAGTTGCTTGATCTTGTCGTTCAGCGCGGCAATCTCAGCCTCCTTGGAAGCGATGGCAGCTGCATGAGCCACCTTGTCTGATGCGACCTGCTGCTTCAGTGTCGCAAGTTCTGCGGTTACAGCCTGATTCTGTGAGGTAACCTGACCGAGAGCTGCAGCCACTGCTGCGGCGCGACGGTCATCGGAAGCCGAGTTCTCGCTTTCGGGCTGAGGATTTTTCAGGTATGCGCGGAAGTCCGTGAGAAACTGGTCGCTGAAGCCATATTCCTTCAGCTTTGCGCATTCATCGTCCGAAAGATCCTGTTTCCCGTCGACCTTATTGAAGGCTCTGAGTCCGAGAATACCGAGAATAGCGGGAATAAAATTCGCAAAATTCATGTTGTAAAGAAATTAAATGTTGGTAAATTAGTCGTATAGGGAATTAGCCTTCCGGCTCGTTGCCTGTGCCAGAACCCACTTTACTGCGTCAGACAGTCCGCCGAACTGGTCGATGTAGCCGGCGGCTACAGCTTCCGCGCCATCGAACATCTCGCCACGGAAAAGCGGAAGCTTGGGGTCATAGGTGATTCCGAGATTACGCGCAACTGTTTCCGAGAAAATCTTATGTATCTTCTCGGCGTGAGCCTTAATGAGGGAATCGTCGTTGTTGTCGACCAGAGCGCGGGTTTCCTTATTCTTCAGGTCGGCGGTATCCGGATAAATTTCTCGGTAGTCGATGCCTGCCTGCTCGAAAAATCGTTTGAACGAATAGTGGGTAATCACAACACCGACACTGCCGACCTCGCAAAGTGGCGAGGCAATGAAAGTGCGGTCGCTTGCCGTACCCAGCCAGAAATGAGCCGACGCCATCATACCGGTCACCACCGTCGCAGTCGGTTTCGTGCAGTTTTCAACCGCCGTGGCTGCCATATCGAGGTGTGACACCATGCCGCCGGGACCGTCAATCACGAAAACAATTCCGCAGATGTTAGGATTCAGCTCAGCTGCTTCCACCTGACGGATTACCCATTCCGACTCCCATGAATAGAGCACACCAGTGAGAGTGATCACTGCGATGGAGTCGACCGGAAGGGTTATGTCGTCGAGTTCATACCATTTTGCCATATAGGGAGCAGCCGTCGCCCTTACCGAGCACTTGTTCTTGTCGAGCTGTGCAGCCGCCGCATCTATATTGCCGTTGATTATACACGGCAGGAGAAGCGACACTGTATTCTCGAAATCGTGTCGCCGAATGGTCCAGTTATCAGAAAAAAATCTTTGTAGCCTGTTCATATAGCTATTTTTAGCACAAAATAACTATTCAGGACAGGTGTGCGGAAGGACTTTAATCCGTAAGGAAAGCGTCCTGATCCGTATCTTCTCCCTGGAGAGCGACGGTGAAAACCCCGCCTTCGGTCACGTAATCGAGAGCCAGGGGATAATCCGGAGAGCCGGCCACGCGATGCTCGCCTGATTCATCGATATAGGTAGCGATAAGCCTCGAAACCTTATAGGCGTCGAGGATATCCGCAACGGTTTCCGACACGTCGGAGCGCTCAAAGGTTATTTTCTTCTTCACCACCCCGTTTTCAGTGGTGTATGATAACCTGACTGTTCCCGGAACCGCACGGGCGTCATCGGCATTTCCGGAAAGCCTCATTATGACCCGCGATTTGATTCTCGCGAATTTTTTGATCCTGGAGAGTGGAATTATTTTCAGACAGTGGCAGGCGGAAACGGTGTGAGGAGTCATGTTTTTATTATAAATGATTGGTAATTAAACACTTTGCGTAAATTGGACACTTTTTTGACAAAAGTACCCTCAAAAAAGGACAAAACGAGGTATATGGTCGGGTAAAAAATACCTTATAAAATGAACTATTTTCGGGTATACGTCCGCTTCTGACTTCGCCGAAGTTTATACCGCCATCGCTGGTAATTCTTTAAGAGAGCGTCCTCCGTGATTGAGTCAATAGAGTACCTCCTCATGAAAGCGAAAACGGAGTCCTTGAACTGAATCCCCCTCAGGTGCTTGTTTTCATCCATATAGTCGTGAAGTTCCGCCCACATCATCACACGCATTTTGGCGCCGAGAATCTTCTGCGCCCTTCCCGATAGAAAGTTGTAGGTGACCGGATCTTTCCCGATCCTGCGGTCAGGCAGCATGAATTCAAGATTGCCTCTGTCTACCGGGCTGTCTGCCGGTCGACGCTGGAGAAGATCATAGATAAGAACATAGATATCGAGATCCGATGGAAATCGGACGGTTCCGGCATCGATGTCGAAATACTTGCCCCGGATGTATTCCGCCACATGCGGCTCTACTGTCATTTTCACGGTAATCATAGAAGGAGAAATGGCTTATTCAACTGCAAATTTACGAATAATTCTATTCAATAGCGAACTAAATAACCCAATAGGGTGTTTAATTCTTCGTTTGGAGTTGAAAATCATCAGAAATTTTTGTTACCGCGTTATTTGTTTCTAACTCTCTATCGGTCAAAATTGTAGCCTTGAAACAAAGCGAAATTCCATTTTGTACCACGTCGGCCGAGATTGTTACGCTTTCCTCCCTCCGGCTGGTGTAACAAACCGAAAAATCTTTGTTACGCCGATTGTTACCACTTTTGTTACGCCTTCCCCCTTATCTTAATCTATTTATTTTTTACTATGTTACATCTTTTTTCAAACATCTGTTACAAAGTAACAAAATTTTAGTGTAAAATAGGGAGGGGGTATGGGGTGAGTCGGGAAATCGGGAAAAGCTGCGCTGAGGAAAAAGAAGGAGCCGGAGCTCCTCGATTTATGCGAGTTGCTCCGGCTCCCGGCTCGAAACTGAATACATTAGAATTGTGCCACTGGCACATCGTTGACTGGATTGTCGACATCGGGCGGCACGGCGAGCGTGATGATGTCGCGGCGGATCATCTGGAGAATTCGGATACGTGCGAGAGTCTTGCTGTCAGCCTCGTCGTCGACGGCTGAAAGATCGAGGATCAACGAGCGGGTAAGCTCGTCGAGCATGCTGACATACGAGCCAGTGAGTTCGCGGTCGTTCTGGAGAGTGTCGAGAACCTCCACAACGGCGTCGGTAATCTGGGCTCCGGATGCTTCTATTCGCATGGCTCACCTCCTTCCTCCGGCATCGGTTTGCGTGAGGCGCGGACAGCCCAGGCGATAGCCCAGGGCATACCGAGCAGGCAGTCGTAGCCGACGGCTTTCTGCGCCGCGATATCGTCGGCGATGGAGATGTTGTGCCACCACATGGCAGCCACAACGACAATCGCCATGGCGGTTGACACTCTGGCAGAGAAAAGGGGGCTGACGATACGCCGAGGCGTACAGTTGCACCGCGTCCACTGCCATCCTGCCGAGAGGGCACGGGAGATCATTTTGCGGATGTCCGCGAAATGGTGTCTGCCGGTTGAATACTCTGCCCCGAGGAAGGGTCCTGTAAGAATCACAATCGGGCGGTTAGAGCTGCGCCCGGGTGCTTTGAAAAGAATAGTTTGTTGCATACGACTATGATTGTAGCAGTTAATAAAAAACGGCTGTCACCGTTGCTACAATCATAGTCGTTCACTCCTAAGAGCGCACAAATGATATCGGTGGCAGCCGCTTATGGCTGGTATGTCCGGGCATAAAAAAAGCCCGCTTAATATGTCGAGCATTAACCGCGCTCAGCGAAGTGAACTAATCACTATGATTGTAGCACTGCAAATTTAAAACAAGTTTTCAACAGTGCCAAATTTTTTTGAGGAATTTTTCTATATTCCCATCATTTCGAGGAAATCGTGCTCGTCGATAACTTCAATCTGGAAACCTTTCTCCTTATACTTTGCTGCGGACTTCATTTTCCCCGACAAACCTTTCTCGCCAACAATTCTTAAGTCCTGAACCCCGACAACGAGATAGTCGGTGTCGGTTGTCAATCGTTCGGGAGCCATTCCCCCGACCTTGATGACGAGAGTACGTGCTTCATCACGCTTCATGGATTCTAATTTGCCAGTGAAGACAACGTTCATCCCGTACAATGGATGTTCGGGATCTGCATCAACATCAATGCTTGACGGGTCGAATTTATGTTCAGTCTGCTTCCTGTAACTATTCATACAACGCGACGGCGTAAATTCCATCGATGATAATGAGCCCTGGGCAATTCCATTGGATTTTAGAAATTCCTGAAGTGATATCTCATTACGTTCTGACAACGCCATCAGCGCAAGGTCACACCATCGTTTTGCTATGGAAACAGGTTCGTCGTACGCGACACTGTCATTGAATTTGACATAGCTTAGATAATCGAGGCTGTATGAGACCTCATTCATGGACCGGCGGCAAATAGCCTTAGCATTGCAGTAAGGGATTTGATTCGACTGGATATTCAGTCGCTTCAATGTCGCCGCTAAAGCCCTTGCGCTGTAGCCCTCGGCTGTGCATACAGCAAAATCAAATTTGTCGAATTCTGATTGCACATCAGACCAGATTTCAGAATATTTCGGAAAAGAAGCCACTTGCTGCTTCGTTAAGCCTGACCATACGAGCAGGAAAGGAGCTTCCGGATTTAAGAAAAATTCTGTTGCTTCTTGCTGAATGCCGTTAACGACCGGAATGAGAATGAGATGGCAGACTGCGTCCGAGTTATCATTAACAGTCTCAACGTGGAAAAGTAAAAATGTTGGTTTCATATTCTTGATGTAAAATATTGTTGTAAATATACAAAAAAATTTCAAAAAAAATTGATATATACTTTACCACCTTATCGCGTTCTATCGCGTTGATGTTAATAAATTTATCAGGTTTTATAACTTGACATTTTAGATTCTATTCGGTCGACCGGTTCCCATCGTGGAGTTCCCTCGCCATATATGAGTTTGTATAACGTACGAGCATATCGGCCGGCGTGCTTACATTCGGCAGTGAAATCATCGTCGGGAGTTCCGGCCATTGCAAAGAGAGTTTCGAGGTGTTCCCGAATTTCGTCGGCCTCCCTTTCGGTTAACGAAATTCTTCCTTTACTGTCTTTCTTCATTGATAAATAGGTTTCTAAATATGAGATACAGGAGTTTCACGGGGATAGAATTGCCCGCGAGTTTGTGCTGTTGGGTCTTGGATATTCCCGCCGCCTGAATCGCGGTTGTGTAGTCGTCGGGGAGGCCCTGGAGGCGGAAAAGTTCACGAGGTGTAAACTTGCGTATCAGGTAGCCGATACAAAGGAGATTATTATCGACGAAAGCGGAGGAGGTTACGGCGGGAGCTATATCGAGGACGCTCCCGGCAGCGAATCCGTGGGGTAACTGTATTACCCTCGGTTCTGCCACATATTCGGCGGTAGAGCCTGTATAACGGTGGTTGGAGGCACATACCGCGCCCGCTATATCCTTCAGGTGGCGGGCGACGACAATACCCTTCGCGTCGCGTGAATATCCTAATACTTTAGGTTCGGCGAGAAGGCTATCCTTGTCAACGGTAGTTATACAGTTCGCGACCGGTCCGCCTAACTCCAGACGTTGAACGGTAGGAATCCCGGACCGACGGTCGCCGGGATTGTCGGGGTTTCTCCCTCGATATGCGCACGCGACAGGCTCGGCGAGATATGTATCACATTCCCTGTGTCCATAATTTGAAGTAATTGCGCTTGATATTCCGTTTACTGTCTTAAAATTCGGTTTATACCCGCACCCTTCCTCTTGTTTTCGCTGGCAGTGGCGAAATATCCAATTTATTTGCTTTTCGTTGAGATATTGGGAATCGGGTATCTCGCTTTCGACAATGTGAACGAGGCGGCGTGTCAGCGGTTCAGGCTCCGGAAATTGGAACGGTATATCACCGAGGACCGAAACCATGAACACACGTTCGCGGTTCTGTGGTACGTTATAGTTCTTCGCGTTGAGTACAGTCCAGTAATTGACATATCCGAAACCTTCCAGAACATTGCGCCAGCGTTCAAAATTGCCTTTGTGCTTTTTGTAGGTCAGAGCCTTGACGTTCTCCATTAACATGAATTTCGGGCGTTTCACCTCGATAGCCTTTGCACACTCCCAAAGGAGGGAGGAGCGGGAGCCGGAACCTTCAGCGAGACCGCGTTGAAGTCCCGCGCTGCTGATGTCCTGACAGGGGAATGAATAGGTAAATAAATCGAAGTCGGGAAGCTGCTCCCATTCTATCTTTGTGATGTCGCCGAAATTTCTGTATTTGGCGAGTAATTCCGGGGTTGGTTGATACCCCCCCCTATTTAGATTTATGCGGTCGGCTCGTTCACCATGAAGGCGAGGGTCGCGGGCGGCGTAGTATGCCAGGACCGCGAAACGGTCTATCTCGGAGAATCCTACTACCTCGTAATCGAAGCCGGGATATTCTTCCTTCAACTGTTGGAGTGCTATCGACTGACTTCCATAGCCGGCGAACGCTTCAAAAACTCTTATCTTCATATCTCTAACGGATTAAAACGGCGTACCTTCTTCGGTATCATTGTCAGGGTCGAAAATTGATTTTTGAACAGGAGGGGGTGGCGGGGGATTCTTCAGGCGGTCGGCCTCCTGTTTGGTGCGGAGATATATCATTTCCTTCTGCACCTTCTTGTGGCTGATTGGGTCCTCGATACGGCGGAGGATTCGGCCGCCGGAGGTGTGGAGTTCTTCGGGGTTCAGACAGTCGATATAATCACAGGTAAAGCAAAAACCTTTCAACTGTTTGGAAAATTTCTGCATCGTGATTTTACTAACGCCGGAGAACCTTTTATAATCCTCGTAGGCTTTTTCACGGATAATCTCGCAGTTGAGGTTGTCCCCGTTTCCGTTCTCGTCGATAGCGAAATAACCTTCCGCCCACTCCCTGAAGTTGTCCGACATATCACGGAGATATTTACGGAATATGATATTGCCCATCTGTGGTTCGATTTTCACGGGAAGGGAGGCAACCGAGAGATAAAAACGGACGCACTGAAGGATAAAATTTATATCGGCTTCCCATTCTGCCTCGGTGTAGTTGCTGCCGAACAGGTCTTTATTAAAGTCCGTCCGGATTTGTCGAGTTTCGAGGTAGTCGTTATCTTCTGTCCTCTGGTGGTAGTAATCGGAGAACACAACGAAAAGCATACGGCCGACACTTGAACCGTCGAACTCCTTCGGAACGTAGTTTGTCGTAAACGCGAATTTCGGCGCATCGTTGAAGGTCAGGGTGTAGGCTGATACGTTCTTTGTATTGATAGTTATGTCGCTTGTAATGTTGTCGTAGAACTGTTTGAAGGGCAGATATTCGTCGCAGTCGTCCACGACTACAATACCGAGGTGCTTGCTTACTTGCTCGAACGCGAATTGATTTTCCAGTAACTTAGGATTGCGCCCGGAGAGTTTGAGCCAGCGGGTGAAGTTTGACAGGGCGCGAAACATGAAGGATTTGCCGGAACGTCCGTTGCATTGGTCGTTCTCACCCACTACGTTATCCATTACAAACGGGGCCCACGCTCTCGACTCTGACTTGTAACGGTGCATCATAAACCCGATTGTAAAAATCTTGTTGATAAGGCACTGTTTCTGTTCCTGAATCTCGGCGGCAGTCAGTCCGGGACCGGCGATATTGAAACGGTTTTCCTTCAGATACTGCTCCGCTTCTTCGGGAGGCAGGTCGGCGAGGTTTTGCTCCAACTCCTTACGCCAGTGAATACGTGAGGAATTTATCAGGTACTTGAAATAATTAGATTCGTGGGGTAAAACCTTAATATCGAAATCCTCGCTTTCATAACAGCCCTCCGGGTGTGTAATCTCGAACATATCGGGAAGGAACCGGATATTATGAGAGATAACATTTTCCTCCCACACATAGCGACCGATGGTGGCGGTTCTGTTGTCGTGTCTGATTATCTCTTTCCCGGTGACTTCTACCGCGAATGTCGGGAAGTAAAAGAATTGAGATTTTTCCGTGTAGTTGGTGAAATCGGGATCCGTTTCGCGGAGAGCTTCACTGAGGGAAGCCGCGGACAATAAGGGTGTAGATAGTACGAGGTTTCGAAGTTCACGCGGGCGAGCTGTTTCAATAGTCCAGTTATGGACGAACGCGCGTATATCTTTCGGAGTTACAATTCTGACGATATTACCCTCGATGCGTACGTACTGAGTTCCGGGCGCGTGTTTATCCTTCAGCGTGAAAAAACCGTTAAGTGTCAAAAACTCGTGAAGGCATGAAATATCAATGCTATATTTTAGCTTACCGGTTTTTTCATGGCGTGAGGTAGTCCAAAACCGGGCCGGGGTAGCCAGTTCCAGAAGGCCGCGAAAATCGCTTTTCTTATCCCATAGCTCCATCCAGTCTCGAAAATCCTTTCGAGGGTTTCCGCGATTATCCCGGTAATTCGAGAGCTTTTCGGGCAGCCAAATAGTGTGTATGTCTATGAACCGCAAAGCGAGTTCAGTACCTTTCAGACGCCCGGTTGCGTCGATGTCCGGTATATTGTAGACGATTTCGACATACTTGTTTATCTCCTTCCATTCCTCCTCGCTTACGACGTAGGTTTCGGAATTGAACCACAAGGGGTAATATCCCAGAGAGCGGACACAAAGCGAATCGCGTTCGCCCGAACATATTATCGCCTCCGGTAGCTTCTTTTGCTTATAGGGCTTGCCCTCGTTCGCCGGGTCTGAGAAAAATAGTTTTTCCTCGCGTTCGTTCAAGGCTTTATAAGCGGCAATAAGTTCCGACAGGCCGTTAACGTATTTCTGCGGTTTTTTGCCTTTAGGCTGGTACTGAAAACGCCACTGCTTGTCGACGTTAAGAGGCTCGTATATCTTATAAAAACAGTCTTGTTCACCGTTTCCGTTTGTAAACCAACATTCCCGCATAAATATCGGGTAATGCTCGTTTGAGAACTTGTATGTAGCTTCTCGGTTCTTGACTGTAATAAGACAGTTCACCCGATACCAGTTTAACGCCTTCAACGTTTCGGGCGTTACTCGCGGCCCCATGACGGCGCATTCCTCGGCGGTGAACTCTTGGTTTATATCCCATGAACATGAGCCGTCCGGCTGATCCTGTTTAGCTGGCTGCTTTCGTACTTCTGGCCTGTTTATAGAACGGTTCAGCTCGTCGGAGATATTGAAGATTACCGATAAATCCGCAATAGCCTCGGCAAATCCGATTCCTTTCGCCTCTTGGTGAATCTGAATCGGGTCTATTGCTCGAGCTTCACCCCCGAAGTCGGTCAATTTCCAGACGTAGCCGCCTTTATAGGGGAAACGCTTTAATCTGGCACTCGGAGTGCGTTCGTCTGGCCTGGCCTTGAACGGTTTATTTGATTGAGCTGCTTCCGGTGCGTCCGGGTAATGTATGGCGATAATCTGGAGGCCGTCGTCAGTCGCAGCGTACAATTTTTCGGGAGTTACCATTGCAAGTTACAAATTACATAAATACAAAAATTTAGCGCTGTTTCTACCCCCCCCCATTTTTCGAGATTTCCGAGGTATCGTAACAGTCTTGCAAATAGACTGAGAATGGTCGGAAGGGGGAAGGACGCGCCGGGCGTTATTTTTCATCGCTGAATAGATTTAGTTGTATTGCATAGCCGAACGACTTTAATCGCGATTCCACACGAGCGGAACGACGACCAGCCGGAACCGTGACTATCCTTGCGGTTTTGTCGAAGTAATAGCCACGGCGACTGGCGTAATACCGTAGGTCATACAGCGTTTTCGGTTCGCGCATAGGAAACGGAGGTATCAGCGTCGAAAACTCGGCTTATTGCGTCGCAAACGATGTCTATAATCTCGCTGTTTGTTGTCGATTTCTCCACGGTGAATACGACTTTTCCACAAGTGGGAAGGATTGTAATTACCGTTATACACTCTGACTCGTTAATCGCGTCGGCAAGGATTGCCAGTTTGTCCGCTTCGGTCGATGCTACTTGGAGTAACGCGGCTGTTTTTGACCGTTCAACGGTAGCGACGGAATTACGGAAGGTGATTTCTATTTTCATATTTCGATCGATTATTAAGTTAAATAGCCTCGCCGGAGGATAGACCGCTTACGCCTTCGGACTGGCCTCCGGTTTGGCTATTTGTGAATATTTCCGTACCTGTAATCTCCATCGTAACTCGGTTTATATCACGCTTCCCTGCATTCGGAATGCGGCATTTGCCGTACAGCCAGTTATTGAAAGTGAAGACCGATACCAAGCACTCAGAAACTAAACGAGCCTTTATGTTGTTATACTCACCACGAGGCACTGAAAAGTCGAGCCAGTTACGAAGCTTTTCTGAGTCGGTAAGAGGTTTATTTGAATCTTCCAT